AGGCAGGTGACTGTGGGGACTGCTGTTGTGGAGATTGTTGGTCACGATAATCAGCCTCACGAGGTTCACGTTCACAACAACAACAATGACAACGCGCACATTCTTTTTCTTGGCGGGTCGGCTGTCACTACGTCTACGGGTTTGCACGTTGACGCTAAGGACACTTTGACATTGAACTTGGGGCCAGAGGATCGTCTTTTTGCGGTGTCTAATCACACTGCGACTGTGGCGAGCGTGTTGGATATTAGGAAACAGGACTAATGGCTCCGTATTTCATTTCTGACACGGCTGAGGGTTGTGATGGTTGGGCTACCGTGAAGGATGACGGTGAAGTTTTGGGTTGCCACGTGACGAAGCAGGACGCGATAGATCAGGGTGTTGCGGTTGCGCTTGCCGAGGATTCCACGTTTGAGGGTGAACGGTCTGTGAGGGCTGAACCTGGTGAGCTTGTGTTGGGCGATTTTGTGGAGTGGGATTCTTCGGGCGGGATGGCTCGGGGCCGTATCGAGCACATTATGACTGAGGGCACTTTGGGGATTCCCGATTCGTCTTTCAGTATTGAGGCCACACCTGATGACCCTGCTGCGTTGATTCGTATTTATCGGCCCGATGAGAGTGATACGGGTGAGGCGTATTGGGATGAAACTGACATTCTTGTCGGTCACAAGTTTTCGACTTTGACGAAGATTGACCCGTTGCCTGGTGAGCCTGAAGATGATGGTGACGATGATGTTGATGGGTTGCGTCAGGTTGATTTGAGTGCGCCAGCGTATATGAGGGCGAGCGCTAGGCGTGGCCTTGTGTGGCATGAGCAGGGGCTGTCGGGTGATGGTGTTGTGGATGCCACGATCCGTGAGGCTCGTGCGATGGCTGAGGGTAATGTGACCGCTGACAAGTGGGTTCGTTTGCGGGCATGGATTTCCCGTCACCTTGTTGACATGGATGCGCCGGCTAACACTCCTGGTGATGAGAACTATCCTGGGCCTGGTGCTGTGGCGATGGCTTTGTGGGGTGGTGGCGGTTCGAAGCGTAGTGCGCAACGCGCTCTGGCTTACGCAGACGGTGTGGTTGGTAGAATTGAGGCAGAGAATGAAGGCCGAGCGAAGGGCGAAGCGTTGAGCAAGTTGGAAACCCGTATTGTTGAGGTTGAAGCGTTTGAGGTGCGTGAGGGTGCTGATGGTATGCACTTGGAGGGTTACGCGGCGTTGTTCAATTCTCGGAGTGAGAACTTGGGCGGGTTTACTGAAACGATTAAGCCGGGTGCTTTCCGTGCTTCGTTGAAGGCCCGCAACGACATCAAAATGTTGTGGAACCACGACAGCGGTGCCGTGCTTGGTTCGACCCGTGCGGGCACTTTGGTTTTGACTGAGGATGACCGTGGGCTTCGCGTTTCCGCTACCCTGCCTAACACGTCTTATGGGCGTGACGCTTCGGAGCTTGTGCGCCGGGGGGATGTGACGGCGTTCTCTTTTGGTTTCTCTATGCCTGCCCGTGGTGGGGATGAGTGGAGTGGTGACGGTACTGAACGTGTTCTGAAGTCTGTGCGTTTGCACGAGGTTTCACTTGTGGCGTTCCCTGCTTACCCGGAGACTGCTGGCACGGCTACGGTTCGCGGTTTGGACAAGATTGCTAAGCGTGCGAACGTGGATGCTGATGCTCTCGCTGATGCGTTGTTGAAGATTGAGAACGGTGAGGACATTTCGTCTGATGATCGCAACCTGTTGCAGACTGTAATCAACGAGCTGGCACCCGAAGCTGAGGCACCCGTGGCCGATAATAGTTTGGAATTGTTGGCTTTGAAGAAGAAGAAGCTGCAAGTTTTGATGGGTTACTAATGGCAACCGTTGAGGAGATTGCGTTACTACTTTTTGACGTGGTTGAGGATGTTGGTGTGGCTGAAATGTTGGCCCGCCGGATTGTTGGACTCGATGACGAGCCGACTAAAGAAACCCGCGTTATCACGGTGGCCGAAAAGCGTTAACAGTTTAGAGCTCCGTTGACGGGTTCGCCCCTGCCAGGTATTCCACCCTTTCCCTGGTAGGGGCTTTTCTTTTGGAACGGGTTGCAGGGCACGGTTTACAATTAGAGGTAGCCGGTGTGCGTTAACGCTACGGTGAGCGATTCTGTGTTAGCACGGTTGCGATTCCATATTCATTTAGAAAGAAAGATTACTGATGACTGATTCATTTTTGAAGCGTCAGCAGGAGCTGAAAGCTAACCTCACCATGCAGATTCGCGACGTTATTGACGGTGCCGAGTCTGAGGGTCGTGGCCTTGACGCTGCTGAACTGACCAAGATTGACCGCATCGAAGCCGACATCGAAAGCGCACAGCGCTCCATCGAGGTTGCTGAGGTTTCTGAGGCTCGTGCTGCTGAGTTCGCTCAGGCTGCCCGTGGCTTCTCCCCTGTTGAGGAAGCTGGCCGTAACTCGGCTGACATCTTCCGTTCGTTGGCTCGCGGTGAAATCCGTGGTCACGAGTTCATGCACTCTGAGAAGCGCGCACTCGTTGACTCGGCAAACACTGTTCCTGTTTCGTTCCTTGACCGCGTTTACGATCTGGCAAAGCTTGTCGGCCCGTACCTGGAAACCTCTGAGGTTTTCTTGCGCGACTCTGGCAACGACTTGCGTATCCCCGTAATGACGGATTACAGCACTGCTGCAGCCGTCACTGAGGGTTCCGCAATCGCAGAGTCTAACCCGACTTACAGCTCCATCCTCCTTTCCCCAACGAAGCAGGCGTTCATCGTTCAGCTCTCCAACGAGCTTGTTCAGGATGCTGGTTTCGACATTGAGGAGCAGGTTGCACGTCAGGCTGGTGTTGCTATCGGTACCCGCGCTAACGTGGTTGTTCACGCAGCTGTGACCGCTGTTGCTGGTTCCGGTGTTACTGCTGGCACGACCAACGCATTCACGACTGACAATTTGATTGACCTTGCCTACTCGGTTGATGGCATGGCAAGAATGATGGGCGCAAGCTACATGGTGAACACCAAGACCCTTGGTTTCATTCGCAAGCTGAAGGACAACGCTGGACAGTACATCTACAACCCTGTTGTGGGAGAGCCCAGCACCATCCTCGGAATGCCGGTTTATGAAAACCCGGCGCTCCCAGATATCGCATCCGCGGCGAAAGCAGTGCTGTTTGGCGATTTTAAGCAGGTGAAAATTGCGACCACGGGTCTCCAGGTTGCAGTTTCGCAGGATGCGTATTTCGCTAACGATGTCACTGGATATCGTTTCGTCTACCGTCTTGGAGCCGGCGTCGCTAACGGAAGCACGGCAATTAAGTACCTGGCTCTTGCATAAGCATTAGTCACAAGGCTGAAGGCCCCCGCTGTGTTGTAGGTTTCACGGCGGGGGCTTTCGCTATTATGTTCGAATGACCTACGAAAAAATTAAGGGTGTTGTTTCTTTAGCTTCCAATAACCCTGGGGCTCCAACCGGCTACGGTGTCCAAGCTGAGTTCCTGGTGCGTTACATGAAACGTCACGGCATGAACGTGGGTGTGCTGTCGAACTACGGCCTTGAAGGTTCCATTGGGGAGCATCGCACAGACTTTGGTGGTGTGCCGGTTTACCCTAAAGGTGTTGCACCTTATTCGCAGGATGTTTTGACTGTGTGGCATGAGCATCATCGGCAGTCTGCACCAGACCTGAAGCACGCGATCATGACGTTGTATGACGTGTGGGTGTATAACGGGTGGAAGGATGAGGTTCCGGTTATTTCTTGGGTGCCGTTGGATCATGTGACTTTGCCTCCTGGTGTTGGTGCGTTTCTTCGGCGGGAGAATGTGAGCCCGGTGGCGATGGCCCCGCATGGGAAACGTCAGTTGGATAATGCTGGGATAGATTCCGTTTATATTCCTCATGCTGTGAACACGAAGGTGTTCCAAAAGACTCCGAAGATGATGGGGCCGGAGGGGATGACTCCGACACGGGAACTGTTGGGTGTGGATGATGACACGTTTTTGGTCGCGATGGTGGCAGCGAACAAGGCAAATGGTCTGATCCACAGAAAATCCTACGATATAAATCTGCTTAGCTTCGCCGCGCATTTGCAGAAGTTCCCTGACTCTCACTTGTATGTTCATGCTGACCCTGCCCCTAATGTGGGCGGGTTTGATTTGGCGTTGCTTGCACGGGTGTCTGGGATTCCATCAGAGAAGATTACGTTTGCTAACAGGGATCAGTATCGGATTGGGTACAGTCAGGCCGACCTTGCCGCGTTGTATTCGGCAGCCGATGTTTTGTTGGCCCCGTCTTATGGAGAAGGTTTTGGGGTTCCCACTGTGGAGGCTCAGGCATGTGGCACTCGGGTTATTGGTTCGGGTTGGGCGGCTACGGCTGACCTGGTGGCGGAGGATGGTTGGTTGGTGGAGGGGCAACCGTTTTGGGATGAACCTCAGAAGGCGTTTTTCCAGGTGCCACTGTTGGCTTCGGTGGTGTCGGCTCTTGCGCTGGCGGATAAGGAGCGTGGGTTCTCTGCGGTGTCACGAAAGTTTGCACTCGACTTTGACGAGGAGAAGGTGTGGACTGACTATTGGATGCCATTCCTGAAGGGTTACTTCGGGTGAGGTTGACACACTTCTATCACGTTTACGCGGATGGGGATTGGCGTGTGCCAGCCCGTGACCATTTCGCGGCGTTGGAAGCATCTAACTTGACCGACAATTTGGATAGTGTGCGGTTGGGAATTGTGGGTTGTGAGTCGAACCGTGAGCAGGTGAAGAATAATTTGCCTGGTGTTGTGGTTTGCGAGAGTGATACGGGTTGGGAGCAGGTCACACTAAATAAGGTGCGGGAGTTTGCGCAGTCGGATGATGGTGCGATTCTTTACGCTCATACGAAGGGTGCTGTGGCGCGGAGCGAGCTTTCATCTCGGTGGCGGGTGTCTATGATTCATGACACTGTGACTCGTTGGCGGGAGTGTGTGGAGGCTTTGGGAACGGTTGACGCTGTGGGTTCTTACTGGTTGAAGTCTTCAGAGCCGGAGCATTCAGATCATGGTTTCTTTTTTGCCGGCAATTTTTGGTGGGCGCAATCCTCTTATCTTCGGAAGCTTGACCCGGTGAGGAATGAGAACAGGTTTCAGGCTGAGGGTTGGGTTGGTTTAGGTAATCCTTCGGTGAAGGTTATGCGGGAGGGTTTAGCGACTTGGGGGAACTTTTGGGCACAGGATTGAAAATCTATACGGGTGGAACTTTTGATTTGTTTCATTCTGGCCATGTGAACTTTTTGCGTAAGTGCGCTGACCTTGGTGAGGTTGTGGTGGCTTTGAACACTGACGAGTTTATTGCCGGCTATAAGGGCAAACCTCCGGTGTGCTCGTTTTCGGAGCGTCTGGCAGTGTTGGAGGCGTGTGTGTGGGTTGACGAGGTTATCCCTAACTATGCGGGCGCGGATTCTAGGCCGGCGATTGAGTCGGTGCGACCTAACATTATTGCGATTGGTACGGATTGGGCTCGCAGGGATTATCACGCGCAGATGGGGTTCGACCAGGATTGGCTTGATGAGCGTGACATTTCGTTGCTTTATATTCCGTACACTGCCGGGATTTCCACCACCAACTTGAAGGAGCGTAGTGCTAATCGTTATCGGCACCAGTCCTGACCGGGTGGAGTGGTTGGCGGCATCCTCGGGATCTATTGGTAGGGAACACATTGTTGTTTCTAACTGGGGTTTCGAGCTTGGGAAGATTCGTTGGGTGATGGAGAACACTACGGCGCAACGGTTCCTGTTTTTGCAGGATTCGTGGGTGGTGAAAACTCCAGACTTTTTCACACTGTTAGAGAATACGGAGGGCTCAGTGGCACTAACGGCAGACCCTTGTTTCTTCGGTTGTTTCGCCGGAGTTTATGAGCGCACTGTAATCGAAAAAATTGGCATTCCTACTATCACAACGAAGTTGGAGGCTGTGCACGCTGAGCGTTCATGGCATGAGGCTTATGTGGCGTGTGCGGGGGAACCGACAGTGTTGTTTCCTGACTTGACTGATGAGAACGCTGCCGAGGTGCGTTTCCATAATGGGCGGGAGAACCTTATCTTGGAGAATGAGTATGTCATGAAATATAAGGGAACTTGGAGGCCAGACCAATTATTGAGAACCTGATTGTGCCGGTGCTGAACCGTTACGACTTGTTGGATCGCATGGTGGGGAGTATTGATTACCCTGTTGTGCATTTGCTGATTATTGACAACGGGGCTTCGGATGTGTTGGAGGATATGGCGATTGATGTGCCGGCTTGTGTGGAGCACACGACCTATTTGCCGATGCCAGCGAACTTGGGTGTTTCAGAGTCGTGGAACCTAGGCATAAAGTCATTTCCTTATGCTGAACGCTGGTTTTTTGCATCGAATGACGTGGAGTTTGAGCCTGGTGCCCTTGAAACGCTCTCAGAGGCCCGTAGTGACGAGATAACGCTCTCTAAGGCGTTCCCCTATTGGCAGGCGTTTGCTCTCGGCTATGAGGCTGTGAGGCGTATTGGTTTGTTCGATAGTTGCGGTTTCTTCCCCGCATATTTTGAGGACAACGATTATCAGCGGAGGGCTCAGCACGCTGGGGTTCCGATTCGGAAACTTGATGTGCAGGCGATCCATGAGAACAGTTCGACTATTAGGTCTGATGAACGGTTGTCGCGTGAAAACTCTCGCACCTTCATGTCTAATCAGGCACATTTTTCGGAGAAGGTTGCCCGTGAGGATTTTGGTGCGGGGTCGTGGAGTGTGGAACGGCGGAGGCTGAACGGGTGGGAGGCCGGGCGGTAGAATGGTGGTTGGAGGTTTATTTTGGCGATTGTGAATGGGTACGCAACACTTTCCGAGGTGAAGGCTGCGGCCAGAATCACCGATGACATTGATGACTCGTTGTTGGAAACTGCGATTGAGTCGAGTTCCCGCGATATTGATGCTTACACTGAGCGCGTGTTTTTCAACACGGGTGCTACAGCTGTAACCCGTATTTATATTCCCGAGAACATTTACTTGCTCGAAACGGATGACATCATTGCGGTGACTTCTATCAAGTCGGACACTACGGGTGAGGGCGGGTTCGACCAGACTTGGGCTTCTACTGATTACCAGTTGGAGCCGTTGAACGGGTTGGCTGGTGGCATTGCTACACCTTTCACGAGGGTTCGAGCTGTCGGTGATTATTTGTGGCCGATTTATGAGCCTCGGGACATCAATGCGGGGCAGGCTTCGGTTCAGATTGTGGCACGCTTCGGCTTTGCTTCTATCCCTAGCGCTATCAAACAAGCCACTATTCTTTCCTCCCTGCGGGCGTATAAGCGTTACGAGTCCCCTACGGGTGTGCTCGGGTTCTCGGATATGGGTGTGGTTCGGGTTGGCAGGCTTGACCCTGACGTGGAACGGCTGATTCAGCCTTACAGGAAGATTCGTTTCGCGTGAGCATCACATTGATGCGGGCTGGCCTCGCAACAAACATGAACACGATCACCGGCTTGCGCACTTATGCGGAGATTCCTGACGATCCGATGATGCCTGCTGCGGTTGTGCAGTTGGGTTCAGTGACCTACAACAGTGCGTTCGCTAAAGGGTTGACCGAATACAGTTTCGTGGTGACAGTGATTTTCGGGCGCATTGCGACAGTGCAGGCACAGAAAAACTTGGATGCGCTTATTTCGACTGGTTCAGGTTCATTGAAAACAGCCATTGAGATAGATCGCACTCTGGGCGGTAACGCTTTCGACACGAGGGTTTCTGAGATGACTAACATCACCTCCGTTACAATTGGAGATATAACTTACCTTTCGGCAGATTTTGCCGTGACCGTGTTCGCACTATAAGGAGAAAACTGTGGCAAAGTTTGTCGCTACTAACTACAACATCACAATCAACGGGACTAATTTCAGTTCCGATATTGCTGCAGTCACATTT